TCCGCATCCAGAGCGCGTGTGAGGCACATTCAAACTCAATATATATCAGGTCGTCCTTTACTAAGGTCGGCTTTTTTGTTGTGTGGAAACAGACAAGAAGACACCTGAAATGTTGTGAAAAATGTCCGTATATGCGACTGATTTTTCTTGCGTTCTAAAACCCGTCGCACGAGGTGGTACAAATGTTTAATTACTAAAATGTTACATGCGTTATGAACACTACCTCATCTATCTCTTTTTACTGTCGCAAAAGCAAGGCGAATGCGACTGGTTTAGCCCCAATCGAAGTGTGTGTTATTATGGGAGGAGAACGGATCACGTCAACCCTCCCGAGACGATGCAAACCATCTGAGTTCAAAAGACAGATTCAATCGCGGTCTCAGAATCCTATCAAGGACTATACGACAGCCATAGCTGAAAAGATAGAGGACTTGAAGACCAAATGCCTCATTGAAGGTCGAAGGTTTACCCGTGAACTGCTACGGACTAGTATTCAGTATGGTTTTGTGGAACATCACTGTACTATCGGGGATTTGTTCTCCAGTTTCCTCGTTTCTCAACAAAAGAAGGTTGATGCGGGGCTATCCACAAAGAAGAATCACAGGAAGTATGAGATTGTGCGGGACCTATTCTTCAAGCATGGGGGCTTAACACCCGATGCAAACGCCTTGATCTTGCGTCAATCACATGTGATAGACTTCAACACCTATCTAATGTCTATCTATGACATCACAACCGTTGCCGGTATGATGCAGAAGCTCAAAACCGTATTCCTATATGCTTTGAAAAATAAACTGATTCATGAAAATCCATTCATGGGTTTTAAGATTTGCCGAAAGGAAAAGGAAGTGGAATTCCTGACACAAGAAGAGGTCGACAGGATCCGGAAGGCTCAAATGCCAACTGAAGGATTGGAGAAGATACGCGACCTATTCCTGTTTCAATGCTATACCGCCCTATCTTACTGTGATATGGCTATACTCAAACCATCTGACTACAAGACCAACGAATATGGTCACATATATATCACAGGGGAAAGGCTCAAAACTAAGGTCAAATTCACTGCTATACTATTTGAGGATGCAATAACCATAGCGAAGAAATATGACTACCGCCTTCCGACCGTCAGCAACCAACGCTATAACACCAACCTTAAGATAATTGCCAATCTGTGCCAGATAACTAAGCCTCTCCACACCCACATAGGTAGGCACACCTCAGCATGCTACCTCCTAAATAAAGGGCTATCTTTAGAGATTGTGGCAAAAATCATGGGACACTCCACAACAAAAATAACACGTCACTATGCAAAATTGTTAGACAACACCGTTTTCAAGGCGGTGGAAGAGGTTATGAAACAGAAGGAGAGCAATTGATCTTGGCAAATTAAATCTGCGATAAAACCGCCTTCTCTTCAAGGACGCAAGAATTTTTGATGCAAAACGAGCGATGATCATTCTTTTTTCTAACTTTGTGTCTTAATATAAAGAAAATGATCGTAATATGATAGAAACGATTGCAAAACCATTTGTGAAGTGGGTTGGGGGCAAAACCCAATTGTTGGAAGAGGTAAAGAAATCGCTTCCCAAGAATCTTAAAAATAGAACAGGAGTAACTTATGTTGAGCCATTTATCGGTGGTGGTGCCGTGATGTTTTGGATTCTTCAGGAGTACCCCAACATAGAAAGGGCTATCATCAATGACATTAATGCAGAACTCATTTGCACATATAGGGTTGTAAAAAGTGATGTCACATCACTTGTGGAGGAACTTGAGAACATTCAATCGGAATATCTTCCTCTAGATGCCAATGATCGTAAGGAATATTACAATATCAAGCGAAAAATATTCAATAGCAGAAACATTTCTGACGTTGAAACAGCTGCACTATTTATATTCCTCAATAGGACTTGCTTTAATGGTCTGTATAGAGTCAATTCTAAAGGCGAGTTCAATGTACCACATGGAAAATATGCGAATCCGAAAATCTGTGACAAGGAAAATCTGCTTGTTGCATCTAAGGTTTTGCAAAAGGTAGAAATCCTATGCGGTGACTTTGCACAGACGGAACAATATGCTGGTCCAGACACGATTTTCTATTTCGATCCGCCATATAAGCCCATCACAGAGACATCTTCATTTACATCGTATGCAAAGGATGGTTTTAATGATGACGAACAAATCAGGCTCCGTGACTTCTGTACACGCATCGCCAGGAATAAGGCTCAATTCGTCGCAAGTAATTCTGATCCAAAGGAAGAGGACAAGAAAGAGACTTTCTTCGATGTGATTTATCAGCAGTTTACTATTAAAAGGGTGTCAGCATCTAGAATGATAAATTCAAATCCAAATGGCAGGGGTGCTATTTCGGAAATTATGATTTCCAATGTTGTAAACGCATAAAGAGATGACCGAATTTGAAATATTTATGTCGCAACTCAGTGAGACTAACGCGACACTTGAATCTTTTACAGACTTTGAAAAGGTATCGAGCAATGTTGCGAAAATCTCCATCAAGCTCAATCAGTTGAACTACCTTTTAGGGAAAGAAGATCTAAAGAGTGCAATTGCCGACCTATACGAAGAGAATCCTAGGACATTTGATGTCCTTGATATTCTCGTAGCAGTTCGTAAGAGTGATAAGAAAAAAGTTCTTGATGAAAATTATGTTCCGAAACTAGTTGAAAGTTACTTTACAGATATAAATGGAATATGTCAGTTTATAGAGAAGACTGGACTTGCAGAAGTATTTGCTTCAAAGAAAATTACAAACCTCGTGGATTATGTATTTGGTGTAGAAGTTGGCTTGGATACTAATGCAAGAAAGAATCGAGGCGGTGACATTATGGCTCATGCAGTAGAGCAGAAGCTCAAAGATGCTGGGGTCAAGTTTCGTTCCGAGGTGTATAGCACAGAGTTTCCTGAAATCAAGGCATTGGGTGCAGATCTGAAACGCTTTGACTTTGTAATTTATACTCCGAATAAGACATATCTCATTGAGACTAACTATTACAACGGTGGTGGGTCAAAACTCAATGAGGTCGCCAGATCATATTCCGAGCTTGCCCCGAAGATAAATCAGTACGATCATTATGAGTTTGTTTGGATTACCGACGGTCAAGGTTGGCTCTCCGCAAAGAGTAAGTTGGAAGAAGCATACACAATCATACCACGAGTATACAATCTGACATCTATAAACGATTTTCTTAGCGAGATTCAATGATAAAGCCTTTTTATAAGTCAGAAGACAGGCACTTTACCCTGCTAAAAGGAGATTGTATCGAACTGCTGAAATCTTTTGATTTTAAGTTCGATATGATTTTTGCCGATCCGCCATATCACCTTTCTAACGGAGGCATCAGTGTTCAGAGCGGTAAAATGGTATCTGTCAACAAAGGGAACTGGGATAAGTCGAGAGGGTTTGAGGAGGATTATCTCTTTGATAAAGAATGGCTTTCGGCTTGTAGAGATAAACTTAAAAGCAACGGAACTATTTGGGTAAGTGGCACCTATCATAATATCTTTTCTATTGCAAGATGCCTGACGGAGTTGGGGTTCAAGATTCTCAACTGCATTACATGGGTGAAAACCAATCCCCCACCAAACCTTTCATGCCGATACTTCACATACTCCGCCGAATATATTCTTTGGGCCCGAAAAGAGCCTAAAGTTCCTCATTATTACAACTATGAACTAATGAAGGAAATTAACGGAGGTACGCAGATGCGTGACGTATGGACTTTGCCGGCTATTGCCAAGTGGGAGAAATCTTGTGGCAAGCATCCGACGCAGAAGCCTTTGTGCGTTCTTTCCCGTATCATTCAGGCATCGACAGAGCCAGGAGCGTGGATCCTTGATCCATTTACAGGTAGCAGTACAACAGGCATCGCCGCTAACCTACTCGGGCGACGCTTCTTGGGTATTGACCAGTCTGAGGAATTCTTGAATATCAGTAAGGCACGAAAAGAGGAAATCACGGACAGAGAAAAGGTTGTTGAATACCTTGAAAGACTGCAACTGCAAGCTAAACTCTTTGAAGATAAGGAGATTCGTGTGCTTGGTGAAGACATTACCTTTTATGGCTCAGATTTGCCGTTTTAAGATTTTTCACAACATTTCAGGTGTCTTCTTGTCTGTTTCCACACAACAAAAAAGCCGACCTTAGTAAAGGACGACCTGATATATATTGAGTTTGAATGTGCCTCACACGCGCTCTGGATGCGGA